GATGGATCTGTGAAATACACGAAACGTGCGATGATTATCCAGTCGCACTTGATAAAGACTACCAGAAAGGGCTAAAACGGCCTTAGAACGTCTATAAAGCCGCTTTTTGCGGCTTTTTTTATGTCCTTTGGGTGGTGACCTTCTCAAATAGTACATCTGAAAGAAGCTACTACTTATTTGAACGGTTTGAATGGTCGGAAAAAAGGAAAGGGGTGACATTTGGAGTGACATTTGGGGTGACAAAAAACAATATACAAAAACGAAACGTTTTGTTTGGGGTGACATTTGGAGTGACAAAAAAACAGTCTTTTTGAAGGCTTTTTTATATGAATACTCCTTTTTCGTACCTTGTTTTCTTTCGTTTATAAACTATTGCAGGGGGTAAATAATATTTCATAAATAATTATTTACTCCCCTATATTTTATATTATAGTTTTAAGAATCAGCGTTTTACTACTTTTTACCCCCTTTGTCCCATAAAACTCGTTTTATCCGACACCTGCAAGTGTTGAACTCTCCGCACCTGAAACACGCCCCGCACTTTCCTGCCTGAGTTGCACAATGGTATGTTTTAGAATACCTATTTCTTCTGCTTGCTCTTTTATTGTTACCTGCTGTTCTTTTATCGTAGACAGAAGTTTATCGAATATTTCGGGAGAAAGGCCTTGGCTATTATCGTTTTTTTCCTTATCTTTATTCTTAGAAGCATAGCTTGTATGTATGTATTCTGCTGGTGTTGGCTGGTTCGTTTTTGTCATCTCTCCCCTACCAGTTAGAAGCCATTCAGTATTTATATCTGCAAACATGTTTGCAATCGAAAGAAGGATATCACTACTTACTTCTGGATATTCATTATTCCTTCTATCCAGATTAAATACTCTATTAAGTTTTTGAGAACTTGATAGATGAATCATCTCGCTAAAGCGCTTAACGCTACCATTAGCATAGAAATCGACTAACTGTTTTACTCTTTCATTTACGGCTGGTAAAGGCCTTCTTGAAAAAATGTTTTCATTTTCTTCCATTTTATCTTTGTTTATTGAAAACATGTTTGTATATTTGCAACGTGTTCAAAGTGTGAACGCCGCCTCAAAGCTACAAAAAAGGCTTGAGGTGACAATGAGAAATATAATAAAGAAGAAAATGAAAGCATTGAAAGTAACCGTTGACTGGGCAGAAACGGACCTGTTTGCTGCCACCCTTAAAGAGTTGAATGATGACGAAAATATTTTCGCCTACCAGATTGACGCGTTGACCGGTATCGTGGTCTGCGAGAACGAGTGCGGCCTGGCTTACTGCCGTTCCTGTTTTGACTACCGGGTAACCCCGACAATAGAGGAGCTTCGATAGATTTTCCGGGCGGTTAGTTCAGTTGGTAGAACACGCCAGACTCCCGCAAGGGAGAGGCCATGGTCCGCGGTTCGAGTCCGCGACCGCCCTCTACAATAATTTAACATATCAGCGAATTATGAAAGAACGAATAGTCGTAGAATACAGCGAGGTGGGTAAGATAGCCGGTTTGCTGGGTTGCTCCCGGGAAATGGTCTCCCACTCCCTTGCATTTCGCAAGAACAGCAAGTTGGCCCGTTCCATCCGCAAGCTCGCTATCGAGCGTGGTGGTACCAAGGTAGGTGATAACTCTCAAAAGAAGGACGGCGATGAAAAGAGACCTGATGACACTGTTCGGTGACCAGCTGCGCTGGTTCACCCGTCTGAACCGGAAACAGCGCCTTTGCGTGCTTTATTTCTGTCTGAGTTTCGGGATCCTGCTTTCCGTGGTCTTTGACCACCCGCTGCCGGAGCTCGCCGTCGTGCTGAACTTCGGGGCTTCAGCGAGACTGATGAAGAGGCATGTCCCTTTGAATGATTTGGAGGAGTGATAATCGGACTGGGAGATGGAATACTACAAGAAAACATTGTGTGTAACCCATGAGGAGCTGACTTCTGGTGATGATCCGGTCATACGATCCGATACTTTACGCCAGAATGTACACCGTGGTAATATCCAAAGTGCCCATCGTGGTGGTGGCGAAGGTGGATACGCGCTATACATCTATTCCTCCCTTCCCGATAAATACCAGAAACGTTTTGTTGCCAAGTACGGCGATCCTGAACAGAAACTGATACGAGAAATGATTATGAGCAAAGTGAAGAAAGACGAGAACGCGGAGCTTTTCTTTGAGGAGTACCGCTACGACAAGAACGGTGAGCAGGTTCCCCTTCCCGAGCGTATCCAGGCCGAGTATGTATGGAACGCCTCGGTGCTTAACGCGCTGATCAGCGAGCTGGACACGCTTCGTCCGAAACGCAACATGCTGGGGGGTAGCCGTAATGTATGGGAAACGTTACTTGCCAGGGTCGAGGAATGGCGCGAGGAGTACGCGCATACCCTTCCGGGCAGCGAGGGCCGCCTGAAGAGCCTTGTGAACCAGTACAGGCCGCAGAACTACGCGGTACTGGTCAGCGGCAAGTATGGCAACAGCAACACGCTGAAGATCGAGGAGGAAGCCGGGCGTTACCTTGTCGCGCTGAAACGGAGCCGCGTCCCTGTCTATACCGACATGCAGATATTCGAGGAGTACAACCGTGTCGCCCCGGAACGTGGCTGGAAGCCCCTGAAGAGCCCCCGCAGTCTGCGTGAATGGCTTAACAGCCCCCGTATCGAGCCTTTGTGGTATGATGCGGTCCACGGAGAGATGAAGGCGCACCAGCGTTACGGCCGCAAGCACAAAACCGAACTTCCCAGCCGCCGTGACAGCCTGTGGTACGGTGACGGTACGAAATTGAACCTCTACTACAAGGACGAGCATGGTAATGTCCGCACCATCGGTGTGTACGAGGTCATGGATGCTTACAGCGAGGTACTGCTGGGCTTCCATATCAGCGAGAACGAGAATTACGAGGCGCAATATCACGCCTACCGCATGGCTCTCCAGACAAGCGGGCACAAGCCTTATGAACTGGTCCATGACAACCAGGGCGGTCACAAAAAACTGGAACGTGTCTCGGATGGTCTGCTGGCAAAGATCAGCCATATCCACCGCCCGACCGCTCCCTACAGCGGCCAGTCGAAAACTATCGAGTCGGCTTTCGGCCGTTTCCAGAGCCAGGTCCTGCATAAGGACTGGCGGTTTACCGGTCAGAACATCACCACCAAGAAAGCATCCAGCCGCCCGAACCTTGAGTTCATCGAGGCCAACAAGGACAAACTTTACACCCTTGCCGAGCTGAAGGCGAAATATGTCGAGGCACGCCGGGAATGGAACGAGATGAAGCATCCGGCCACCGGTATTTCCCGGATCGGGATGTACAACACCAGTGTGAATGAGGAGACGGAAGCGGTGACGGCACGTGACATGGTGGATATTTTCTGGGTGATGACCTCCCGCCCGAGCACGTTCACTTCTTCCGGTATCGAGGTCACGATCGGCGGCAAGTCCCGCACCTATGAGGTTTATTCCTCCCCGGGCGTTCCGGATCATGAATGGCGCCGCCGGAATACCTACAAGCAGTTCTATGTCAAGTATGACCCGTATGATTTTGGCAGTGTCCGGCTGTACTGGAAGGACAAGGGCGGGGAGTTCCGTTTCGAGCGTGTCGCCGAGCCCTACATGGTTATCCACCGTGCCATCCAGGACCAGGGAGAAGGCGAGGCCGCCTTCATCCGCCGGGAACAGGAGGCCAACGTGCAGGACCGCGTGGAACGTCAGGTAGTTGCCAAGGAAATAGAGTACGAGCACGGGGTGGCTCCGGAACAGCACGGTCTGAACACTCCGAAACTGAAAGGTATTACGGCCGAGGTGCAACGTCAGGTAGACCGTCGTACAAAGAAGTACGGCCAGCCTCCGGAAGAGATTGCCCTGGGGCGTTCCACCAAAGTGATTAGCAATATAAGCTGGGACCAGCTCGGTCGTCGTGAAGTGGACAAACGGAAAATAGTCGGAAAATTTTAAAGAAAATTGATTATAAAAATAGGATTGATTATGGAAATTACAATGAAAGAGAAAAACGCCATCAGTGAGCGCCTTCGTGCTTACGTGGCCAAATACCCGAGCCAGACGAAGGCCGCGGGCAGCCTGAAAGGTGTCAGCGTGGGTACCGTGAGTAATATTCTGAACGGCCGTTTCGAGAACATCAGCGATGAGATGTTCCGCAACGTGGCCTCCCAGGTGGGAGGTATGGGCACCCCCGGCTGGCAGATCGTTGAGACGGGCGCGTACCAGGAGATTACCGAAGTGCTTTCCGATGCGCAGCGCTGGCGTAGCGTCCGCTGGGTGACCGGCGAGGCCGGCTGCGGCAAGAGCACTACCGCCCGGGTGTACCTTCAGGACCACAAGGAGGTTTTTTACATCCTTTGCTCCGAAGACATGAAGAAGGGCGATTTTGTCCGCGAGATTGCCCGCACGGTAGGAATCCGTACCGAAGGCTGCAATATCCGCGAAGTGTGGGGGCTTATCCTTGACGACATCATCCAGATGGACGCTCCCCTGCTGGTGTTTGACGAAGCCGACAAGCTGACCGAGCCGGTGTTTCACTACTTCATCAGTCTGTACAACAAGCTGGAGGAGAAATGCGGTGTCGTTTTCCTGAGTACCGACTATATCGTCAAGCGTATCAGTAACGGGCTGAAGTACCAGAAGCCCGGTTATAAGGAATTTTTCAGCCGTATCGGACGTAAGTTCTTCACTTTGGAGCCGACTGACCAGAATGATGTCTATATTATCTGCACGGCGAACGGGCTGACTTCCCGGCAGGATATCGATGTCGTGATGAAGGAGGCTGCCACCTGCGATTATGACCTTCGCCGCGTGAAGGATTCCATCCACAAGGTGAAGCGCATGAGTGATTTATAACCTGTTCAAATACCGTTCAAACGTAATTTTAAGGATATGGAAAACAAATTTGAATACCTGAAAATCGACGGCCGTGACCGGCTTCCCTCTCCCTGGAGCAGCTATCCCGTCCTGACGGAATACGAGACTATACCCGTTTACCGGAACGGCCGCGACTATCTGGACGTCCTTGTAGGGCGGCAGGACGGCTGGTGGACTGCCGGCGTCCACATGCAGGTGAACAGTTCCGGTGCCGGTTTCGGCCCGGGGCGCAAATGGGGACAGTTCGCCACCCGTGAGAACGCCCTTCTGTGGGCGCTCGGCTGGATGCTCTGCCATAAGAAACTACGGGGCGCCGCACGGCAGGCCGTTCTTGACAAGATTGACGATATCCGGCAACTTAAACTTTTCTGACCATGAAGCGTGCATTGAGTGTAAAGGATATCCTCAGCAAGAAGTATGAGGTATTTCCCTTCGAAGGAAAGTGGAAGGAGGCCTTCGACACCCCGGAACGTACGGGTGTATGGTTTATCTGGGGTAACAGCGGTAACGGTAAGACTTCTTTTGTGATGCAGTTGTGCAAGGAACTGTGCAAGTATGATCGTATCGCGATCGATTCTTTGGAAGAGGGTACGCGTCTGACGGTCCAGAACAACCTGAAACGCTTCGGCATGGCTGGTGTGAGCCGCCATCTGGCCTTCATCAAGGAAGATATCCCGGCGCTGAAGGAACGTCTGCGCCGTCATAAGAGTTACAACATCGTCGTGATTGACAGTTTCCAGTACACGCGGATGACCTACGGTGACTATATCCAGCTAAAAGAAGAGTTTCCTGACAAACTGTTCATCATCATCAGCCATGCGCGCGGCAAGAATCCTAAAGGTGACGCTGCCACGAGCGTGATGTACGATGCCGATCTGAAGATATGGGTGGAGGGTTATGTGGCGTACAGCAAAGGGCGGTACCGCGGTTCCACCAGCAAATATGTGATTTGGGAACTGGGGGCTTTGGAAAATGGCAGTAAATAAGAATCCCCAGCCGACCTTCACAGACCGGCGGGGACATGAAGCAATTTTAAGCGACCTGTAACGGTCAGTACAAAAGTAATGAATTTATTTGAAAACCAATGTGCTTATGAGCAAGATCGAGAAACAACTTGAAATCTGCCCTCCCGCCTATATGTGCAAGGGTCCGGGCCGTGAGAACTTCGTCAGTACCGGCCACGTGTGCGGCTACTGCCAGGGCAACGGCTGGTTCTGGGGAACGGAGGAGGGCAGCCGCGAGGACGTGCATGTTCCCTGCCCGGTATGCAAGGGCAGCGGCGAGCTGGACGCTATAATAACGGTGGACTGGAAACCTTCAAGCAAGTGAGCCATGAGAAAGGAGTATTACAACTACGTAGTGAAGCTTCCCGTGCTGCTTCACGATCTGTTCCGCGGGAAGGTGGCCGACCACCATTTCACGGACCTGACGGTGGTGATGAACCACCTGGTGAAGTCCTGCATCCTGGTGGCGGAGGGCCGTAAGGTCTCCCCGTCGACCCGCAGGATCCTCTCCAACATGGAGCGCATCCCCGACATGGGATTCTTTTTCCGCCGGCAGGAGAAGGCGGTGCTTTTCTTCGAGATGGACCCGTCTTTCGCCGGCAGCCTGCAGCGTGCCATCGCCTTTGGCGGCTGGGGTAACCGCCAGCGTCTTGCCGTCCGGCTGGTGTGCGCTTTCTGCTCCAGCGCCTCCGTGACGTTGGACAACCTCTCGATGGAGCTCGCCGCCGCCGAGGTGTTCCGCCGTCCGGAAGGCTACCTCATACACACCTATGTGAGCAACTACCAGTACGTGTTCCTGAAGGAAACTGCCTCGGCCCAGCGCATGAGCGTGGAGGGTATGCTGACGGCCGCCGCCGAGCTTCTGGTGGGTACGGACGATGGTGAGTACCATATCCCGGAGAGCCTCGGGCGTATCGCTGAAAGCGTGCTCGGGGTCAGGGGCAGCACGCTGAAGGATTTCCGCCGGCAGCACCTGGTGAGCATCCGCACGAACACCATCGGGCCGGATCGCATCTGCTCGTTCATGGAGCGGCACGGCATCACCTCCGCCCGTGAGTTCCTGCGCCGGGTGGTCCTCTTCTTCCTGGAGGCTCGGTACCTGATCTACCGTGGAGAGGTGGAGCCCGGTGAGGATGACCTTGTGCAGGAGGAAGAGTCGGACTGGGAGGACACGATGTTCGAGGAGTGCTCGAAAAGGGATTTCGTGATTTCAACATATAGTTATTAACCATTAAAAATTTTACAGAAATGATTACAGAAAAACAGAAA